AAGGCTACTGAGTAATGCTCTTGTTTAGTGCTAAATGTCATTGTTCTCCCCTGTTTCATAAGTAATTATAGTGTACCCCTTTCTAGTGAAAACGTCAAGGTTTCTAGTGAAAAAAATAAAAAAAAAATCCATAAAAAGGATGGCCCCAGGCAACGCCCAGGACCATCCAGTGGAGAGAAGAGAGTTTTCCTAGCAACGCTAGGATCTATCTTTAAGCACTTGAACACCGATATAAGCTGCCTCTCCAGCAGCCACAATACCAAGTATCCAGGCTATAGCTTTAAACACTCGTATCTGTCGTTCATGGATCTTCACCATGTTTTCAATACTCTTTACATGATCTATTTCATTCTGATCCAACTGATTCTGAGTATCGGTCAGTGATATCGATAGCTCTGCTAATTGATTCTCTAAGTCTGAGACTGTAATCTCCAATAGCTTCCGCACTGCTTCCGCTTGTTTCAATTGCATCTGTAAGTCTTCTATTAGATTCTTTGAGTTGATCTGTAAGTTCTCTGCTTCTTTCAAGCTCGATTTCAAGTTCGCTATTTCTAGATCTAAATTGTTCAACAAGTCCATTGAGTTCGCCAATTCTTGCCTGAGCATCATCCAATCGCTGACGGATATTTGCAATGTCTGACTTGTAAGATTCAATGGTTGCATTAGCAGCACTAATAGCACGGTGGCTAGAAACTTTTTCATATACATATCCTCCAATGAGAAGAGCGAGACAAACTAAAACGATACTTCTGGCAGTCTTTGTCCATATCATTTTCCCACCTCTTCGCTGACTTCTGTTTTGGAAGATCCATCAGAGTCAACTGAATGAGACACTTCAGATTTTGATTTCATTCCATCTCCGATATTCTTAGAAGTCTCTCGTAATCCGTATCTGGCAGCTATAGCAATCAGTACACCAGATAATGAACCAAGCACAGTTCCAAACTTTAAGTTCTCAATCAAACGAGAATAGAAAGCTTGAGTATCCATCATACTTTGATTTTCTTCTAGATTTATTGAATACAGAGCAAGCTCTTTGATATCAACCATAGCCTTTCTAGTGAAGTAAGCCATTACACCCAGAACCAAAATGGAGACTATAGTAAACGTTAAAGCTATTCTAAATAGCCTTCCTCCAGCTTTATTAAAAGCAGCCATACTACCCTCCAATCAACCCGAAAAATCCTGTGAGTATTGCAGCAACTATTGTCCCTATGAACCCTATACCAGAAACTATAAGAGTGACTGCAACCGTCAAAGTGCTTTTTCTTAAAGAATCAATTTTACGATCTGTGGAATCAAACCGCCTATCCATATCACATTTCATTTCATCGATTCTTTTGTTAGTGTCAGTTTTCAAGTTACCAACCTTTATATCTACAGAATCAATTTTGTCACCAAACCCATTAGTAACTTTCGCATGGACTTCACGGAGCATTGTTTCATGTTCTGCTTCAACTCTTTCTAGAGCTGCTAACCTAACTGCACATGCTGGATCAGGTGGAATAGGTAGAGTTGCAATTGCATGTTCTTCGGACATAAGTCTTTACCTCACAAGAAATTATAATACACCAATAGTATCTACATAGCTGAATATTTGGATCAATCCTGGATGAGTATTTATCAATTTATCAGGATCATCTAACACCCAAGTCGCATATTCAGCAATCAACCAATCCTTTAATTCAGTAGGAGAATAGTCAGCTATCGTAGCAATTACTGAAGTAGCTGGATCATCATCCTTTGAAAAAGCAATTGGAAGTATTCTGAAATGTTCATCATTTGGAGTATAAATTGCCCCAATAGTTGGAAACACTTTGAAGATAATCATGAGTTGAGATATCTCATAATTATATGACACTTCATTTAGCTCTAACGTTGTTCCGTTAGCAAGATCTACCATTTTCATTTGTTCTCTCCTTAATCTTTTTCGATCAAAAATACTTTCTTTCCAGGGGGAGTATGTTCTGTTGAATTATGTGACGATGAACTATTAGCGTGAGAATGAGCAGCATAATACAAGTAAATACCAGAACCAGTTTCCCATCTAATAAACTCATCAGTTACTGTTCTACTTGCCATTGTAACTGTATGAGAATGAGAGTGTGCAGTAGATCCACCAGTAGCACCATAAGAACTGCTGAACCTAATTTGTCTTCCATTATCTACTCCAGTAGAAATTAAAGACCAACCAGTAGGTGGGGTTGCACTTCCATAAACTAAAATTGCTCCTGCTGGCATTCCAATAAATGAATTAGCTTTCATTGGAACTACATCAAAATATGCAAACGTAAATCCATGAGAATGAAAGTGAGAGTTTATTGTATGGTTATGATTCGGATTTCCATCAGCAGCCCATCCATCTGTTCTTGTACCACCAATGGTTTTACCGTTACTATAGCTTGGATGAGTAGTGGAAGTACTTGTAGTGGCTCCCTGAGTAGAATGTGGAAGCTGTGAAACTGCTGTTGTTCCTCCAGCCCCACCCGATTTTATTCTAGAATAATAACCAGCTTGTGAGATATAAGAAAATCCTGCTGGCACTGTCGTACTAAGATCATTCCAAAAACATATTGAACCTGACGGAAGTCCAATTTCTTTGGAAGTTTTAAACATTCTATAATCTGCTAGCGCTGGCCTTTGAGTAGAAGCACCATGATTATGTCCACCTGTAGCGGTATGAGAATGGTTTCCACCAGCATTATTATTAGTGTTTGTAGCCTTATTTGTTCTGGAAGCAGTGCTAAAAGAAAGAGTAATAGTACTATGCGTATGAGAAGTTACACCTGTAGCGTCTCCAAAAGTTCCAGTGGAAACTGGAGACATAAAGTTCTCACCAAAAGTGGAAGTATATTCAGTTACTCCATCATTACCAGATAAATCAGAGTCACCTAAAAAATAAGCATCTTGTGGAACCAGTGTTCCAAAAATAAGCTCCCATGAAGAACCAACACGTACCCAAGTCAATGGAACATCTTTCTCAACTCCACCAGGATATGCAGCTATTTTTGTAACATCTTTATAAGCTGCACCAGTAGGATCTACTTTGATAGAATCGAATAGCTTATTCACATCAAATATATTTCCAGCTTCACGTATCGCATATCTTCTAGATTTTTCATCACCGTAGAGTAAATCATTTATGTACTGTTGCAACCCTGTGAAATCTGCATGTTTTCCAGATACAGGAGCCTTTTGATCTTTAAGTATTATCATGGTGAGTACTGCATCCATATATCTCCTTCATTTCCTGAAGACGGTGGAGCTGAAGAAGATACGAAAATATTGTGTTTTTCTATTGGATCAATGTCTGTAATAGTGAATGATCCAGTAGTTCCAGTGAAAGTAGCAATGACAAGTTCAGAATTATCAAACTTATCTTTATCATCTACTACAAACTCCCAGTTATTATCTGGAGAGCTATTAGGTTTATATTTAAGCTTTACGTAATTCGTTGTGGCACCATCTAACACTGCATCAGATACGGCAAGATCATCCTGAGCTGCTACATTACAAAGATAGACCCTACCACGGTATCCAAGCAACGCTGTAAAAGCGGTAATATCCAAAGTATCACCAGTTCCCTTAGTAACAACGCTAGCGGATAACTGAAAAGGGACACGATAATGAGTTTCAAAAAACTTTTCCAAAGCTTCATTGACTAATCCTATATCAGTCTGATTTCTTGGAGCTATAGTTGAACCTTTCTGAAGTTTCCAGCGATAGGAGAAACGAGAATCAATGATATCGTCTTGGTCTATAGATGAAGCACTTGCAGCAACATAAATCTCTGCAATCTTAATCCATCCAGCAGTAGTTTCTTGTGGACCTAAACCGTCTGTAACTGAAATAGTGTCAAAGTAAGAACTGGCATCACCATTACTGGCATCAGTAACATTTGCATAATCTTCTAGAATACCTGTTACTTCATCACTGTCTATTTCAAACTTTACTGGCACATAATCAAACGTATCTGCTTCAAAATAAAGGGTAAGTGCTGCTTCAAGTTTTGTTGCAATTGTCGTGTAATTATCGGCACCACCTATACTTACCTGGATTCCAGTTCTAGAAGAAACGGCTGGATCAGTGCTTGAACCTGTATCAAACCAGACATAATAATCTTCATTATAAGTACTGAATAATAGATACAATCCATCCAAATCTGAACCAGTAGTAGCTGCTGATACGGTCCAGGTCCAAGTCTCTTTGGCTATAGTTCCTTCAGTACCTTTCTTTATTTGGGATTCGAATCCATACTCAAGACGTGTGTTAGTGTTAGCCGAAACTATTGCTCCAGTAATCGGATCTTTGTATTTCCTGGAAACAAGATTGTAAGTATTCTGAACAGGTCTTATTTCTAGAATATCTACCCTATCACTTGTTCCACCAGCATCAACTGTAATTGTTGTGTCTTCAGGAACCACAACACCAAACGCTTGATCTGTATCAGCTTGGAATCCCCATGATCCATCTTCCAGATATGTTCCAGAAAACGATATAGCTTCTCCAACTTTCAGAGTACTGGAAAGAGTTGCAGAGAATATAAGTTCCAATCCAGACAAAGCTTCATCCACTGACAATTGAGAAGCCTTCTCTCTGAGTTGGTCTATGAAGTTTTGATATATTGCTTCACTGAGAAAGTTTGCATCATCACTCTGGAATACCATATTAGATACCCATCGTGAAGTTTTTATTGCCTTTCCATCTGAAAGTTTATTAGCCATCTCTCACTCCACTAAAATAAAAAGTTAAAGTATTGCATCAAAAAACCTGAGTAGAATGAATCGCCTATGTTACCACCGAGTACAGCAGTTGGATCTTCACTTATATCTACTTCATCAGTATGTCCGTTTGAACCAGCAGAACCATCAGTTCCTAACGCTCCACTAGTTCCTCCAGCCCCACCAGCAATATTCAAAGTTCCAAAAGTACTTGTCTTAGCATAAACGGCGATATAACCACCGCCACCTCCACCTCCACCAGCACCAGTAGCAGCAGCATCTCCACCAGCCCCACCATTACACTGGAGAGTACCTATAGTTGGATTGTCACCAAGAGCAATAAGAATTATTGCTCCACCTCCACCGCCACCAGTACTTCCATAACTGGAAGCTAAACTTGGTCCAGGTTCACCATCACTCTTTATTGTACCATTATTGTATATGTTACCTAAAACGAGAATAAAGATTAGATCTCCACCTGATCCACCAGCCCATGAAGTAGTTCCGGTACCAGCAGTAACTGAATCACCGCCAATACCACCAAAACCGCCACCGCCACCTTTACCCGTAGCTGTAGTAGAAGCACCGCCACCAGCACCGCCAAAACCACCACCACCTCCAGAACCTGGAGCTGAAGTACCACCACCACCATCACCACCATTACCGCCTAGTGCAGCTATAGAACCTCTAGCACCACCAGTAGCACCACTTCCTTTCTTTCCACCAAAACCGCCACTTCCTTCAGTGTTACCGTTACTATTACCAGGAAAGAAATTAGGCCAATCACAGTCACCGTCAAGAACTTTATCATATGGTTCAATGGTTATGGTTGATCCTGAGTCTATAAAAAGATCTCCAAGTACAATAAGATTTCTACATTGAAGAGTAAGATTTCCATAAAGATTAAAATCTTTGGCTATAATTGTGAATTGTCTACGTTCAGCGTGTCCAAGATTAATATCTACTGCCATATCAGAGATTTTGTTTGCTAACGAAAATCTTCTAGAAATACCTATTTCTCTGAAGGCTGATTCCATATCATCTACAGCGTAATGACCTCCAGTATCCCGAACGGTAACATCAACCTTACCACCAGTATCTGGAAGTACAACTAAATCAGAATCCTTATCTATAGCTGACCATTGGAATCCATTCTCATAATGAGCAATCAAGTCAAGATAAGTATTCGAATAGGAAGGTTCTACAAGCAATTCATCAAATACCGCTGCTTCTAGATTTAAAAGTAATGAACATTTACCAGCCAAAATACCAGCAACATCATCTGAATCATCATCATCGTCTACTGTAAAAAAGATAGTTCCATTTGGAGTACCGATAGTTCCTTCTGAACTAACACTAACATGAGATATACCTGTACTGGCAGCAATTGTAAGAAATCCAAAATCTGTATCACTCCAAATCTCTAAACCAAAGTTAGTAGCGTCAACAGATAAAGTCATTCTATATACGTCCATAGAAAGGACAGTAAACTGTGGATAGCTTGTAGAACTATTTCTAGATAATGCTGCAAATCTGGTGTTTTGAAGTAAGGATAAATCAATACTGGTGTTCAATGCAGAAGTTGTGTCTATAGAATCAACGTGAACTTCTCTCCAAACAGTATATCCAGGCTGGAGATTAAAAATACCATAGGATAAGTTTGTTCCACCAGATTTATTTGTGAATAATACAGCTACAGAATCATCTGTAATCCAGCGTATTCTTGCCATTCCAGGTTCAGAACCACCTATCTTTCCATTATTATAATAATAATCCATTGTAAGAGTAGTTCCTGATAAGGAAAAACCAATCACATTATCTTGGTTTGAAGATCCAAACGGAGCTGAATATTCATATGCTGCCACTATTCCGTTACGATAATCAAGGCTGATTCTCCAATAGTTACTTGGAGACTCGGATGATTGCCAATGAGTACCGAATGTTACAACAGTTCCACTTACTGAACCCACCCGAACTCTTGTTACTAAACCACCCTGGTACCACCAACCGCAAACAAATCTAGTTTCATCAATAGGTTCTACACATAGTCCGTTATCGGTATCTCCTGACATTATACCTGTAGAAACATCTAACGTATATTCACTACCAAAAGTAATTTCATCATCGTTAGCAACATCACCGACATACACTACTCTACCGTTTGTAGAGATATGCATTCCCATGACAAACTTTGTGGAAGTAAGTTTTGCTACACCTGTTCCAGTTCCAGTAACACCAATTCCAGAAGTTGACACTGGTTTGTATTCTGATCCAAAGGTTATAGTTGATCCACTAGTTATGGTTCCAACGATAGCAATGAAATCATTATTTGTATCATCTAGAACTGCAATCACAATATGGTCTTCATCTAAAGCAGCAACAGATATAGCGTTATAATCAGTACTTGCAGTACCGTAAGGAGTATAAGTTGTTCCCCATGAAATCGTATCTGTGGAAGGATCAATAGTACCTACAACAGCTTTAATTGAAGTATTGGCTCCTGAAGTATCTCCATACACATACACAACTCTCCAATCATCTAACCATGCTGCACGTCCATTTTCAGAAGCTACAGAAGCAGCATCTGTCCATGAATCATCAGTTAAAGATGAGTTTTTAGGAGTTATTATTTCTAGAAGCTTTTCACGCTTAGAAGGTAAAGCATCGATATTAACATAAGCGTCTACATTAAATCCGTTCTGAACATCAAATCCTAATTCTTTAGACTCTAGTGTACCTGTTCCAGTAACACCATTATTAAACTTTGCTTCTGAGTATGATGGAGTTCCTGAAGCCGTCCATGGATCATTCCCATGCTGATCTTCTAGTGAATTATTAAACTTGAAAAGGAACGAACCATCAACAATACCTTCACCAATATTATCAATACCACTTCCACCAACTCTGGTAATTCCTTTTGTAACAAGGGTTTCCAGATTGATAGTCTCTCTGGTATTAAGGTTCCAGTTTGCTGAATAACGGAAATCAACAATACTATTCTGATCAATTGAAGTAGCACTTGCTTCAACAGTAACTTCAGCAATCTTAATCCAACCCTCTGTTCTAGGAGTTGCACCATTTCCATCAGTAATAGAAATTGTGTCAAAGTAAGTAGTCATATCACCATTAGTTGCATCAGTAAGGTCTGCATATACTGTAGCAGTAATTGTGATTGCACCAGCAGTTCCAGAAACTGTTATATCTGTTTGGTTTGCCAGAACAGTACGAGTAGCCAAAGCTATTGCATCGTCATCGTCTCCAGCTCCTACAGCAACTTCAATACCTGTTCTATTCGATACTGCTGGATCGGTGCTTGATCCAGTGTTGTACCAAATATAGTAATCATCTAAATGAGAGCTGAAAAGAATATACTTACCAGCAACATTGGCTCCTGTGGTAGTAGCATTTACTGTAAAAGTAGTCGTTTCTTGAGCTAAAGCAGCAGTATCGTCTCCCTTCAAAATCTGAAACTCAAACCCATATTCAGTCTTAGTATTTGCTAAGGAGCTGGATACGAGTCCAGAAACAGGATCTTTAAACTGTCTGGATTTCTGATCATAATCAGTTCGTATAGGACGAATCTCTAGAACGTCTATTCGATCATAAGTACCACCAGTTGCAAAGGCTACTCCGGTATCTTCTGGAACAAACACTGAAAATGGTGTACCTGGATCTGAAGTAAATCCCCAACCAGAAGCCTGAGTGAGATATGAACCTTTAAAAGAAACACATGAACCTGTTTTAAGAGAACAAGTTAATACAGTAGAATATTCTAGAAATAAACCTGAAATAACAATGTCTGGAGTGTTACCGTTAGCAACACCCTTTTCAGCAATAGAAGCCAAAAAATCTGAAATATTCTGATAACCAGATTGACCAATATCATTGATATCATCATTTCTGAGTATTTCGTTAGAGAACCATTTACTAGTTTTGAATCCTCTAGTTTCGTTATAAGTCATTGGTTTTTCTCTCCTACACTATAGTAGCATTGATCGTCTTAGTAGTCGATATTGAAGCTTTTATAGTTACATCAACAGATTTATAAGCCTGTATTGTTCCTATAGTCGTATCTGAAGTTAGAGTGAACCTGTCCTGATCTACAAAGATGATATCAAAATCAACACCAGCAGCTTTGATCCTGTTCAACAAATCTCCAAGGTAAGTAATAATTGATCCAATCGATGGGCCACCAAGAAAGTTTTGGTCTACCCATGCTGATTCAATATTGTTCAGAAAAATAATATCTTCAGTAGCATCAGAAGCTTCAACACGAATCTGAAAATATAGATTCTGTGAATCAAACGGTTCAATCAATTGAACATCATTCGCCACATCAGCTACAAAATATTTCAATGCATCCAGAATAGCCCACCGTGTAGTTCGTTTATTGTTCACTTGCTGGACTACAATAAACTTAAATCTGTCTCTGAATATATCATCGGCTTCAAAGTTTCCACGTCTTGGAAGATCAATAAACGCATTTATTAAATCTCCAAGTTCGCTACTTTCAGCTAACTCTAAATCTAGAGATTCTACGTAATAATCTCCTACAACTCTTGCAAACTCCAATTCATTACAAATTGCCCCACAATTAAAATCTTCTGAAACTAATATCTGTGATTCTGGAACAAAGTTTTCAGCACCTATCCAGGCTTCATACGTTGAGTCATATTTATTTATTACATCTGAAACAGTACTGTTGAATACATCAATCATTGTGCGTGGCATGACTTTCTCCTAAACAGAAACTGTGATAGTTCCTACTCTTCCAACCTGAGAAGAAGCAATTGTAACGTCAGCAGTCGGCGTAGTTATGTCTACATTGAAAACCCCATACACACCCATCACAGCAGCAATCAATTCTGCATAAATGATATCTGCACCAACACCAAGATTATTCACATATGTAGTGATAGCTAAATTGATATCAGTTTCCATTTGATCTGTATCAACACCACTTTGGGCCGTTACAGTCATCACGATATTCTGAGTAACAACTGTAGGAGCTATTACCTGTACATTGACACCAGCAGCCCTGTAACCTGGATTATCTTCTGTTCCATCACCATCAATCACATTCTGTACTTCTGTAACCTTAGCAGAAGAGACACCAGAAGAAGATCCATCATCTACGTAAAGCTGAACATTAACATTAGCAACAGGTGGAAATAGCTCTGTAACTGAAGCACTTGTGATACCATCAACTGATAAAGCACCAGTGATCAGTCCTGCAATATTCGATCCTGCAAGACCTTCTATATATGCCTGGAAACGTTGCTTATACTGATATTCAGTTTCAATATCTACACCACCTGTAGTAGCGTTTCCATTAGTTACTGTTTCAACACCGTCTATATCATCAACCAGGACGGTTATTGAAGCACTAGGTACATTGTATGAAGTTCCCACTTCTTCTGCTTCAATATCAGTAGCATTAGACGTACTATTGCCATTTGAGATAGTTCCAACTTCTGTAGTGACATATTGTAAACCAGCAGGAGTCTTCACCTTTGTTCCAATAGGAATTGTTATATCACCTGTGGTTCCAGTTCTACCAAAGGTTACTTCACCTTTTGAAGTGACACCTTCTTTTCTATCAAACCCGAAAATAGTTTCCTGAATCTGATCTAAATATCTCTTGTAACCTAAATATGTAGAAACATACAATTCTTCTAGAGATAATGCTGTTGCTTCACAAAAGGATCGTATAACACTCCCTGGATTTAAGTCTGTAATCTGTGGAGCATTGGCAACGATCCACGCCACCATATCAGCTACTAATGTATCAAACGATTTTATCTGGAAGCTCATCTTCTCCCCCTAAACAATTACCTCAACAGGAAGGGATTTTTCTCTTCCTATTAAGATGATATCTGCTTTTATTTGAATAGCGTCTGTATCTAAATTAACGCCTATATTTTTTACTTGAGATATTCTTGGATCTTTTATTAAAGCGTTTTTTATACTCATACGAATATATGAAACAGCCTCTGAAGTTCCTGCTAACCCAGGCTGGGCTAAAAGACCATATGCTGTCTGTTTAATCATCGATCCAACTTCTGTGGCTAATCTTATATCTACAGCTTGAATAACATTTGCTACACCAGATACTAAAGAAACATCATTACTTTCTAGAAGAGCAATATTACCGTCTGAGTCTATACTAATATCAGTTCCATAAGGATCTCTGGCTTCATCCTCAGTAACAATAAAATTGTCTTTATTTATCAATCCTGGATCTGTACTAACAGGTATATAAATCTCTTCACCTACTTCCAAATCATCATTAGAAGTAATGTTCGTATTTACTGATGCTATGTAAGGCCATAAATCACTATCACCAAGTTCATTCTGAGCAATAATCTGAAGGGTATCCCCACCTTTAATTGTATAAGTAACTACACCATCAAAAGAGAAAGTATTGAGTTCAGCAGTAGGAACTGGATTGGCAGCATCTGAATAATCAATTCCAGTCTTTATTTCTAGAGTTTCTTCACGTGATAACTGTGAACCTTGACCGATAGAGAAAGCGTAGATACCAAAACATTCTCTATATTGATCCTGTATTGTTTCTAATGCTGAAGCATAATTTTCGTAAGTTAATTTCCCTTGTTCATAAGCCGTTTTCATTAACGTGCTTGTTTCTTTAAGAATATCTAACAACTGCTTTGTAATCAACAAAGGAGATTCCACAACGGTACGAGCCTTGAGAAGCCATGTAGTTAATTGCGCTCTAAGCCTTGCTGCACTCTGTTTAAACAATGCAAGATTATTTCTAATATTCTGGATATTATCAAAAACCTTGAACCTCTCTTCTATAGAAGTAGCTGATTCATCAACACTATCCAATGCTTCAAAAGGTTGCTTGGCTAAACTGATTGAAGTTGGATTGTACGCTTCCTTTGATCCAAGCTTTGCGTAGACAAACAAACTAATCATATATGGATAATGAAAAGGTTTATCTGCATTACGATCTAGTGAAAACTCCAGTAACGCACATTTATACGCCTGTTCATCAGCTAAGTCATAAACTCTCAATTCCTTCTGATCAAAGTTACTGGCATAGTTATCTTTGTATCTCATTATCTCATCACGAAATACATAGAATGCCTCTCTACCTCTGTAGCCTTCATTTGGAGAATCTTCCCCAACACGAATAGATTCAAAAGTACTTCCACCAGCAGAGAGTCCACTGGTTCGAAACGTAGGAAACGCATGAGCTGTACCAGTAATTCCTTTAATTACCATCTGAAGGTTATCAGGACCGTAATCATCAATAAATGCATTTCCAAAAGTCTTGGTAATATTTAATCTCTGTGGTTCCTTTATAGAATAAGAACTTGGTGGAATAACTAGAGTAAAGGACGTATTTATTTTTTCTGTTGCTGAGTCCACAACTTCAAATAAGAAGCTTTTTGAAAGAAAATTATCTGCCATATCATTCTGCCTTTACAGTAGTTTGTCCTGCATCTGTAATCTTGAATGGTTCTGTAAATGGAGTAGGAGTACCCAATATAGTTCCTGTCATAGCTGCTGCTAACACTTGATCATCCACTCTCATAACAAAACTCCCATCAGCTTTTACCTTTATTGCCGTTGCAACTATCGTAGCTGGACCAACAGTTACCACTGTACCTGGATCATATCCTGTTGCATTTGCACCAACTACAGTAAATGTAAGGGTTCCTTTATATGCTCCGTTCCCTTCAGCCTTTACCGTCAATGAAGGAGTGGAAGTAATAGTCAATGTACCGCCTGAAACTATCCCTTGTGGAGAAACGGTACATCCATCAACAGCCACATTCTTCAAAGCCATTACTGTAATACCTCTAAGTTTCCGTTGATAACAACCTTACCAGTCTCCATAGAGATATCATTTCCATTTGAATCTTCTAGAACTATTTCTCCAGCAGATTCATCCAATTTAATAACAGCACCTCCAGGAGTCTCTATAACCAGTGTACCATCTTCATCTACCTCAATGGTAGTTCCACTTTGAAAGATCTTCCTATACACCTTAGTATCTATTTCTTCTAGAAGCTTTGTGGTATATGTTTTCGACGTAGAATTAACCACTGTCTGATTAGATTGAAATAATGAATTGAGATAAGGTAACAAAGTACCCAATATAAACGGACTACCTTCATCCCCTCCAATAAACGCCACAATGACAAAAGACCCAACACATGGAAGCTCTAATTCACCCCAAACCTCATCATCAATCAAACCACCTTTTGTAATGATAGGAATATTCTTTATAGGGATTCCATTGTTAGAAAGAACATCAGCCGTCATATTCTTAGAACGGACCTTTGTAACTTCACAAACAGCAATGCTGACACTACTGATCTTACTGTATACACTCAGTTTTTCAACACTACTCTGAGAAGAGGATACAAAGGACTTAAATCTCTTTCCTGGTAACGTTTTCTTATTCATCGAACTGCCTATTCATTGCAAAGATTCCACGTCTGAAGATCTTATCTTTCAACTCAATTGGTTTATCGATTCCATAGCCTCTGGTAACACTTATAGTTGAAGTAAGAGGACCGCCATATTGCCATTGGTGTGCAACACCCTCACAGTAAAAGTAATTACCTTCTAAGCCTTCAAACTCTATCTTCTGACCTATCCGTGGATCAAAAGCTTCATTACTTGGTACCATCAAATCAAAAGATCCTGATAAATACTGATCATTTAGTTCATTCCAGTTCTTCAATGTATTAGCTGCATCTGTAGCAACCTGAAGAATTGAACTAGCAGCATTATCTTTACCTTCCCCAGTTTCATCAAAGTTTCTAGAGAAAAACTGCTGTTTAACCATTGGTCTATATAAATACTTATCAAAAGCAGCAGTATCAAAAGCAGAAGAACCTGTAGCTGCTAACTGTAATTCACTCATATCAATTGACGCTGGCTGGACCATATAAAAACTGAAGGCTTCATCCATGGTTTTATTCAGTGCAAACTTAGTCAAATATCCGAGAGGAATCTTCAAAGATGGAAGAGAATCCCATTGAGACTTTGTTACCCCATTTTTTACAGTACCGTTGAATGGAGTACTTCTTACTACCATGTAAGTCTTTTCATTTCCTTCAGAAGCTGGAAGATCTATTGTATCAGGTCTTCCATCAAGATCTTCATCCTTTTCTATATATACAGATCTAGGTCCTGTATCGAACCACACCTCACTAAACGGTGGCTCACAAACCTTTTGAATGATTGACCATAATGACTGTGAATTACTTTGAACCTGGAACAGCTTAACTTCTCTTGGATAACCAGGAGTGGATTTTCCTTTTAGCCCAGTAGAATAATCCACAAATCTATTTAGGTATGTGGCGTATTCTGTAGCTCCAAGATTTTCTAGATAAATAAACCATTCATCAACGATTGCTCCAATAACATCGGCATAAGTTGAACCGTCAAGCTTAACTGCATCAGCAAGTTTCTTTGCAAAAGCTTCCATCTGTGCGCCAATGCCGTATTGTCTCAATCCAATATATAGATTCAATCCAAGCTGACCATCTATAAATAGATTCCCGAATGAGAATACTTTAATACTCACCATCCTCATTGGCTTTCCACTCTTAGGATCTATACTTCCAGTAGATTGAATGCTTCTGATGAACCCCTGAAACTTCAAAGTTCCAAACTCATAAATCTGAACCACGTCCATGGGATTTAGGTAATCAAGTAGATGCATTCTTCCCAACTGAGGAACACACGTAATTGTCGCCCCTGCATTTGGAGTCTTAATTGATTTTTGCCATTGCATACTGGCTACAAGTACGGTTATATCTAGAGAATCTTTCTCTCTACCTTTCGTCCAATCCCACCTAACTAACCTGACTGATGGACGTGGAGTACGAATAATTGTTTTATTTCTGTCTTCACCGTATCCAATTTTTTCAGGCATTATTCTGTAGTTCCTTCATCAGTAACTGAAGTTATCCCAAGAGTCTCATTGATAGCCATAAGGATCTCAACAATCGTTACAGTCAAGTCTAAATTATCTCCAGCAAGATTTTCAGCATCGATATTGCGGATATTTTCCTGTATCTTAGAAGCTCCCTGTGGAGAAGTAAGTGCTGCCACTACTTCTGGATTGCTAAGAGTCTGAACAATCATCTCATAGATAGGAGCATATTCAGACATAGTTGCTTTCTGAGCTTCAGTAAAATCTCCCTTTCCTGCTTTGAACTGGCTGAATGCAGCCAACTGAGGAAGAACCTGTCCAGATAGCATAGGAGCATAGAAAGCTGCATCACCAGTAGTCGCAGCAGTAGCGAAAGGTCTTATTGACGATGGCAACATTGCAGCAAGAGCCTCTGGAGATTCACCCTGGAGATACATCAGATTGGAACCATACATATCAGCTAAAGCATTTTGCTGTGCTACTTCTATAGGAGACAACTGTGCTTGCTTCTTTCCTTGCGCCCCACCAGTAAAGAACTGATAAGCTCTGTTTAGAATCTTATTGGCCCCTCTCTGCACACCCTGTCCTATAGCATTTTGCTGCCTCTGTACTGTCTCTCTCAACTCATTAGAGATTGCTATTTCTGGCCCAGCACCGAACTGAACACGAGTGCTTGGATCTCGTACCTGATCATCCATAGTATCTATGAATCCTGGAACAGCTTGCCAATCTAATCCGAATTGTCTCTGGACTAATATCTCAAGTGCTTCTCTATTACCACCAGCTTGCGCCCGAAGATTCCTATATATTTCACGCTCTGCTCCTGATGCTGACATTGCCCTGATTGTTTCCCCATACGTCTGCCCAGGTCTTCTAAACTGCATGAACTGGAATACATCTTCAGGTCTACCTAAGTTCTGTCCAGCAATGACTGACTGCTGCATTCTCTGATAAACTGCTGCTGCACCTTCAATAGTCATACCACCTATAGAACCTAAGCCAGATATCATCCTCTGATAAGTATCATACTCAGCTTGTCTTCCAAAAGATCCAGCTTTGATACCACGTGCCATGGAAGTCTCAATAGCTGTAGACACCGCACTGAGGAATGGAGTCAAACCAGCCTGACCAAAAGCTGCTGTACCCCTATTTATATCATCTGACATTTGCCCTGCTGTGATAGGTCCAAGTCCTGCCTTTTGTCGTATCGCCTGGAATCTACCAAGAGTGGCTGGATCAACGCCTTGTGAAAAAGCGTATTGCCCTGCTAATGCAGCAGTGGCTTCAGCATCAGTTCCAGCCAGTGTACCACCAGCTCCAGCTAATCCTGTCATATACTGAACTAGCATGTCTCTGGGAATGCCAGATTCTTCTAGATTTAAAAGCATTCCTCTGGCTCTATCCCATCCTTGATTTCCTAAGAATCCAAGAGACTGGGATAAACCTCTTCCAAAGAATTGCTGTCTTCCTTCTTCCTTCTCAGCTAATTTCTTCGTTCCTACACCTACTGCTACCAATGCAGCAGCAATCATTCCTATAGTCCCTGCACCAGCTAACATGGACATAGCCTGTGAACCACCGCCCACAACATCACCACTCATCATAGAAGTAGCTGCTCCACCAACTTGACCAATTCTGGAAGAAGCAGCAGCCCTAGTGTTCTGTTGTGCCATTTGCTGATGATTGCCCATCCTTTCAGATAAGCGTCTATCGTATTCTTGGTTAGACGTTCTTCTAGAAGAAATATCAAGCCCAGTATTAGTCATAACAGCTTTGTCAAAAGCTGCAAACGTACCTCCCCCACCGACACCGCCTGAAGCTCCCATTTTGGAAGCTTCAGCACCAGCCTCTTTGTACGCCTGTTTTATCTTACCAACTTCTCTGGCTACTTGATCTCCACCTTGAGCCTGGAGAACTATTCTACTTAGAACGTCTGCCATTATAGTCCTGCCTTTTCAAGCTGTTCCTGCATTCTTTTCAACTGTTCTGGAGTGTAACCAAGACTCTTCAAGTTCTTTTCGTCCTGCTCACCTATCTGAGTGGTTCTAGTTCTCCAATAAGCCTGATGCATGTCTTCATGTTTAGGCTGCTCTACAAACCCCAAGAACAGAAGGTATTTTTGACGGTCAGAAAGGGCTTTAAACCTTTCCTCCGTAGGAAGCACTTTGTAATGTTCACAAATCCATAGGTCAAGTGACGCTTCCTTCGCCACTTCCCTCAAATCCACTTTCTCGTATCTTCTGTTGAAATCTGTCTCGAAAGCGTAAGTACCCTGCATAAAGAGCGCCAATTAGCTCTTCGTCGTAGCATGTCCATGCAGAAGTAAACCATTTAGGGCTTTCTTCAGAAACTATAAGATTATCCACGTAAGTAGAAGCCACTACGAGAGTAGTGTATTCAACAGGGAACACTTCTCTGTTCATACCATTAAGTCTACGTGCAATCTCTGATTCGATCATTGTTCGTTGGAAGGGATTAGGATACTTCATGGTGAACATCTCACCATTGTACTCTATAGATATTTTCAGATCATCCTCACGAATGATCTGCTTTCCAATCTTGTGAATTGCTTGTGTGTCTGCCATCTCTTTCTCTCCTTAAAAAGATGAATAATAATTTCTAGAAATAAATGGGGGAAGTCGCTATGCGCCCTCCCCCATATCCAACACTATATAGTCCTTTCAACAGCCATGAACCGGATATTGGCAGTTACGTAACTGTTAGGGCTGATCTGTACACCATTAGATGCAAGCATCACTTTCCTAAACTGTGCCACTATTTCACCAGTAGCAGTATTGACGAATTGCATAAGGTCTGATTCCCCAGGCTTTCCATCATTAGACTGTACTTCTGACCGAGTTACAAGGAACTCAGCAAGAGCCTTAGTTCCACCATCAGGCCACGGTCCAAACCCAGGTCTTTCAGGAACAAACGTTCCCAAAGTAACCGTACAGGAATAT